GTCTGGGTCGATCCGATAGATGATTGCGCGGTCGGCGGTGAAGACGCACAGCCTGTTCTGCTCAAAGACGCCAAGGCCGGTGATTTGGTCTGCCGTGCCGAGAAGGTTGGCGATGTCAATAAATCCAGCGCGCAGGGCATTCGTGCTCGCAGGGTCTTCGTCGTCTGCAAAAATTTCGTCTTGGTCAACGCGACTGAAATGGACCTCCGTCTCTTTGCCAGGGATGCCCGCGACAACAAAACGTCTTTGTATGGAGTTGAGGTAGGCGGGTGCCAGATTTGCCAGCGCGGGGGACTGATTTCGCCTGAACTGAACACCGTCATACCTGTAGGTCGCCAAAGACCTGGCGGCAAAGTGTGCCTGCTGGTTAAACACCGTCGAAGAGACAACCGCATTGGTGGGGTAAACAGACTCAAGAAGGTGGTCTCTGTCTGAAGACAGGTTTAAGCCTGCCCCGGTTTCTTCGACGTAAGCTAGTTCATCGCGCCCGAAAAACCGAATGTGTCTGATGATCCCGCCGTTCTTGCGCAAGCTGGCTGTCGGGTCTCGCACAATCTGGCCCCGCCAGTCACAAGACGCATTTTCAAGCACCGTCAGGTGCTGCTGCTTCCCAGTATCGAGGGAGGTAATGTCGCGCGATGTGTCGAGACCCTGAAAATCTTCATAGGCAAAGACCTTCGTCTTGACGGCGGGGTTCGATCTCGTCGCCACCATATCAGTAAGTCACAAGTCCGTTCTTGACGGACGTTTTGCCACCATTGGTGTTGCGAGGGTTGGTGCCGTCATCAACGACGCGAAGGCTGATTTTCGTGTTGCCGTTGTATTTACGCCATAGTTGCTGATTGAGCGTTTTGAAGTACATCGGCCCGTAGAGCGAAACCTTGTCGCTGCCCTGCTGAGCCGCGTAGTGGAAGAGCAGGCCAGCGGTGATGATCTGATCGTTGACGGCCCGCGCTTCGTCGATTGAGTTGTAATAATCAATCTCTGTTGCGGGGTCGTGGTACGGGTGCATTCGGATGTCGTCGATCACCATGTTGGCAAACTCGATGAACATCAGCAGAACGTCACCATCCACGGTTCCGGGCGCAAACTCGCCGTAACGACGCAGAGCCTGCATCGCCAGCGCCTGAAGGGGCGAGTACGTTTCCCGGATGTGCGGATTAGTGTTGCTGATTTCAGCCATTCGATTTTCTCACAACCCGACCAATGGTGACGAAGTGGTTTTTGCTGAAACGATCAACATCGTCGTGGGACACCTCCCACTCAAGCCGACCGCTCTGGAAGTTTCGGATGGGGCGGATGCCAGCAACCTCGAACATCGACGGCTCTTTCTCGCGGCTCTCGAACCAGACGGGAGTCTTGGGGGCTTCAGTTACTTTAATTTCCTTCAGGGCCATTTAATGTCTCCGAAATGCGTAAGGGGGCGCGTTTTGCGCCCCCTTACTATCGCCATACAAGACTAGGCGGTCGTCCCTGATTAGGTAGTCGACCAGTTCTTGATGTACGCGTGGACCTTGTCCTGCAAGAGTTCCAGACCGCACTCGGTCAGGTACTCGTGCTTCTGGCTGTCGGCGTCGTTTGCCTGACGGTTTTCCAGAAGCTGCGTATCGCGACCGTCGAGGTAGCGATAGACGAGGTACGGGAAGTCGACGACAACCATCGCCGTCTTCATGCCCGGAATCTGACGGAACTGCGGATGCAGGTGAACCATCAGGTCGCCAGCGAAGGTCGAGTACCGCGTGACGTTCACGCCGTAGGTGCCTTCGACAGCGGTGGGCTGCCAGCGCGACTTACCAAGCTGCTGAAGCAGATTGGCAACAGTCTCACCGACGAACGCAATCTTCTGCTTCGAGCCGTACTTGAAGACGGTCGAGATCAGAAGGCTGTCGAAACCGGACTCCGTCATCTCACCAGCAGTTGCGCCGCCGTAGCTGGCGTAATCGGTGGTGACGTCGACGACGTTGGTGAGCGAGTTCGTGAACCCACCAGTGTACCGGGTCGGAGAGTTGGTCGAGCCACTGGCCTCATGCTTGTAGCCGAAGAACATCGCACGTTCGATGTCCGACATGTGCAGCTTGAGGGCTTTGGTCATGGCCTCGTCCATTTTGTCGCCAGTCCGCAGATAGGTCGACTGCAACGTGTTGCTGACCTGGAACGCAGTGCGGAAAATCTGGCAGTAGTTGGACGCAACCGAAGCGTCGAAGGAGATCGCCGTCGGGGACGACGCGCCTTCAGCCGCCGCGAAGCCCGCGACGAACAGTTCGGCATTGTCCGCGATCTGGTGGGTGGTGCCGCCGATGTTACGGGTGACGGTCAGCGTGGTGCTGGTGGTGTCAGCCGTGACGTGCATCACTTCGCCAGTCCCGGAGTTGACAACAATCGCGCCAGAGATGGCGTACTTGTTATCATCAGACGCGTCGATGGTGATCGTGCCAGTAGATGTGCTGGCAATAGCACCGTTGACGGTCAGCTTACGATCCGGGAGTTCGTCCCGGAAGTTCTTGAACTCCGGGTCGTCCGTCGGCTCAGAGGAACCCATAGCAAGCATCGCGTTAAGCGGTGCGTTACCATTCGGCTCCAGAAGAGTAAACAGCTCCCGATAGTTCTTCGGGCGGAAGTCGGTCGAAAACTCGCCCGAACCCCGCATACCTTGAATACCAGCCATTTTGATTTCTCCTTATGGCAAGGTGGTTGAAACGAGTAGGTCGAGTTGCGGAATAACCTTCGCGTTCTCAGTTGTGCCGTCTGGGCCGTAGCGCGTCTTGCACACCGGAATAGTCTCAGATTGAGACGAGCTTTTCGTCCTCGTAAAAAAAACGCCGCCGAGCGCTGGCCCGGCGGCGAGTTTTGGTGGGAGACACACCAGGGAGAAAGGGGTTAGCCGAGACCGCGTTGGCTCATAATCGACTGTGAAATACGGTCAAAAGTGGCGTTCTCGGGAGCCGGTTCTGTGCCAGGGGCGGCAGGAGTAGAGCCGCCAAGACTTCCCGTCCACGCCTGACGACGGTTTGCGATGCTGCGCAAACGATCCATTTCCGGCGAGTTCATGGTGTTTTTGAAGTCGTCGACGACCTTGAGCGTGAGTCCGGGGTCAACAAAATCCTCAAATGTGTAACCACGCTCCGCCGCGAAGACCATGAAGTCGTTGGCTGCGTCGTCAGGAAGTTGAGCGGCGGCCTGTGCGCGATCAATGTTGTTGGCAATCTGCTGACGAATTGCGCTGACACGCTGATTGTTGGCGTTAGTCACTTGGTCGCGCGCTGCGTCCGCAACGCCCTGTGAACCAGCCATAATCTGCTGCATCATGGCCTGAAGCTGGGCCATCTGCCGCTGCATGGAGTTTGCGTTGTTCATGTTCCCGACGAGCATTTCCTTGTAGCCGGGCGGGAGGGCGACGGCGTTTTCCTCTGCCCACGCAGAAAGTGCGGAGTCGAGGTCGTTCGGGTTGCCGGGCTTCTGCTGCTGTTCGCCCTGCGTGTTCCCCATCGTTGGGTTAGACTCCTGAGCGCGAATGACGGCAGTCATCTGCTCGGCGAGCTGCGCCGGGGACATGCCGGGGTTGGCAGCCATGAGTCCCTCGATGACGTCGTTGACCGGCTTCATCTGCGCGTTTTTGTAGTTCATCGCGCTGTAGCGCTCGAACGTCGACTTGATCTGCTGGGGCGTCAGGCGACGGTTATCGTTTTCGCCAAACTCTACTTCGTAAATGACGGCGGCGTCGGCCATCTTATCGGCTTCGGTTTCGGGGCTTCCCTTTTCCGCTGCCTTGTCCTGCGCCGATTCCTTTGGTTCTGCTGGTGCGGCAGGGGCGGGCTGCATCTGCTGCGGGTCAACGCCCATCTGTCCGGCGGCAATCCGGTCGACGGCTGCGGCCATATCTAAGGGGGTCTGTGCCATATTTATATCTCCTTCCCGGCCATAGCGGGGATTGGTTGGTTGAGAGGGTTATTTTTGAACGTCTTGTTTCAGTGGGTCGTCCTTGGACGCCAGGGCAAGTTCGTTCTCCAGACGTAGACGAAGACGGTTTGGCAGATCGAGGAGCTGGTTGGCGGCCCAAATGGACCCCCGCCTAAAGTTGATTTCGTCTAGTTCCATGTTCGGGGAGTTAGCTATAGACATTGCTGCCTGCACAACTTCTTCCCGCATAATTTCGTTTAGGTAGTTCCAGCCCTTGCTCCGCTGGAGAGAGTCGAGCGCCGCGAGCGCTTGCTTTGCTTGCATGTCTAGGTTTTTCGCTTTCGCTTCTTTGCTGTCTTGGCCGCGTTTCGGAAGTCTTGCGCAGTAGGCGCGCCTTTTTCGCCGGGACGGCGCATGCGCCCCCCACGTTTCCGTTTAGCGTGAATGTTTGCGTATAGGCCCGGTTTGGCTACCATTTGACCTTGTCCGCCCAGTAAGCTGCTGACATCTTGCCCTTGGCAATATTCTTTGCGTGCCGGGCCTTGAAGGATTTACGTCTTGCCTTTTGCTTGGCCGTCTTGGGACTCTTGCCCGCCCCACTGACACCCTGCTGACCAAAGCGGATAATCTTCTCCTTGCCGCCAGAGCATGCTTTGACAACGTGAGACTTCTTTGGGTGACTGGGTGTGCGACGAGGCTTGTTGCACTTCATCGCAGACTTTTTGACGGGCTTGGCCATTACTTGCGACGAGGCTGCTTCTTGCCCTTACGAACAACGCATTTAGCGGCCATCACCGCGCCGTGACCCTTTGGGCCAGACGACTTGGGGAACGGCGGATTCACTGTGTATTCCTTGAGCTTCATAAATGCCTCCATTGAAGAGGTGCTCAGGATAGGCGATTTGGTTTAGGCGTTCGTCCCCGGCGGCGGGCTGTTCTTGCCCAGAAGCCTCTGGATTGTCTGAGTT